GATTCGGGCTTGCCCAGAGTATTGCTCAGAAATACTGCTGCCGGTTCCAACTAAGAGTCTGCCGCTGGAGTCAATAGTTGCTGCGGTACTGGTGGGCGTAGGCTTGAAGTTAATTGCAGATGCGGCTGTTGGCGATGTCTGGGCAACAATGTTGAAATCAAAGGGGCTGTCGTTATTTTTTTCGATGTAAGCAAATCTTCCAGTTGCAGTGGTGCCACCAAAATAAAGAGTTCGGTATCCAGCAAGAGATCCGCCAGTGCCAATCAGGACGTTTCCGTTGGCTACCTGCAGGCCCTCCGTTGGTGCCGTCGTCCCGATGCCGACACGACCGCTGGAGTCGATAAGTAGTCGAGTGTTACCACCTGTGCCGATTGCTATATCTTGGCCAGCATTGAGTGAGTTGAACTCAATAAAGGCCATTGCTGTAACATCAACCTGATGCTGCAGGCGCATACCGACGCCTTCCCAATTAGTTCCAGCGGTGTGACGCCGAGATTTAACGTCCAGAAATACAGCGTTACCTGCCGCATTGCTTCTGAGTCTCTGAACAAGAACTTCGCCGTTAAGGGTGCCGGATGCGTTGCTGGACGCCTCTAACCGTGCTCCAGGGCTTGCGGTGCCGACGCCGACGTTGCTGTCGAAAATGGCGTTGTTTGTTACGTCAAGCGTTCCGGGGATGTCTACATTGCTGGTCCACTCAACGCCAGTACCAGCAGCATCGGTCTGCAGCAGTTGACGGGCAGCGCCATCTGCCAGTTTGCTGACCGCAATTTCTGCGGTGGCGCTGACGCTTGAATCAACGATGGAGCCGGCCAGCGGGGCACCGACCTCGACGATCGACTCAGTTCCGCTGACGTTCCTCTTAAGGAACAGCTTGCCGTCGGTCGTGTTGACAGCCAGTTCCCCCAGCGCGAGCTGTGCCGTTGTCGGGACAGCAGAAGCAGTGGCGCTGCGACGAATCTTGATTGTGTTTGCCATTTGGCTCCCCGTTGGTTGCTATGTAGCAGGGTTTCGCCCCGTAGAGACGGGGCTGATTAAGTCTAGAACGTGCCGCCGTCGAGATCGAAACCAGAAGTGGCTCCGTCCTCAAGGAATGTCACGAGGTCGCTGAGAGCAACCTGCACCATCGTACCGGCATCGTTGATGACCATACGGTCAGCCGTTGCCAGTGTCGTTGCGGTTGCAGTGGTGTTGCCGTCGATTATCGCCGCTTCGGCTGCAGTCAGGGCCGCCAGCGCAGTAGCGGTTCCTGCCGTCATTCCCGCGAGCGTGGCAAGCTCGGCGTCGTAGGCCTGCACGTTGGTGCCAATTACCAAGCCCAGGCTTGTGCGAGCGCCTGCTGCGTCAGTTGCGCCTGTGCCGCCATACGCCAGACCGAGGGTGCCAGACAGTGGGCGGGTGGCGTACCACTGAGTTGCGGATGATGCGAAGAACAGCAGCATCGCGTTCACCGGGAGGCTGATCGCAACGTTCAGGCCCAGGGCGTCGATCGCGGCATTGATTGCCGGAAAAACGTTGACTGGGTTGGCGCCTCGGTTGACGACCAGAATCCGTCGGCCAACGGTAGCAGTCGGAAGAGTGACGCCACTGGGGTTGGCGCCGGCAGTCGTAACAATGTTGTGGTCATTGGTCAGGGCGCTTTGGCCCTGAGCGTTGGTACCGGCGGTGACGGTTGCAGCCGTGCTGAATGTCTCGCCAGCCAGTGCGGGAGTCGTCAGCGAGGGGCTGGTGCCGAAAACCAGAGAGCCGCTGCCAGTTTCATCGGTAATTGCACTGGCCAGGCCTGCGCTGCTGTCGCTGATGCCGTAGCCCGAGAATGTCGTCGGAGTCGTACCGGCGGTAACCCGGCCGTAGGTGTCAACCGTGACCGAGCGGTAGGTGCCGGCGGTGGCAATGCCGCTGGCGAGGTTAATTGAGTCGGCGCTGATGTTCAGCGCACCGCCTCCGGTAGAAGCAACGTTGATGGCGTTGCCTGATTTGGTGAGGCCGTCGCCAGCGGTGATCTGGCCCGCACCCGAGAACTGGGTAAAGGAAAGCGCGTCGCCTGTGAACGTGGTGTAGCCGGAACCTGACTTGCCCATCCGAAGCGGAGGGGAGGCGGTCTGGATGAAGCCGTTGTTGCCGTTTACGTTGCCCCCGGCGACGAAAACGTAGTCACCAGAGGTGATTTCACCTGTTGGACCGTTATCGAAGTCGGTTGCTCTTGTCCAGACGCCATTTGCGCCTGTGCCAACGGTCGTTACGGTGTAGACACCGTTGTAGGCAGCGGTCGTGTGATCCTTGACAAGAATACGCTGACCAGCAGTGAGAGTAGAGCCGGAGTCAACGATATTTGGGGTTCCGCTAAGCGTGGCGCCAATGCCAGGGTCACCAGTGACGCCAATACTTAAGCCCGTGCCGTTGGTTAGCGTGGCATTAGCACCACCGAATGTAGCGGACAACCTAACCTGGTTAAGCGCAGGCTCAGCGGTGACGTAGTAAGTAGTGTTAGCAGTTAGTCCTGTGCCAGTTACTGTGTCACCTGTACGAACTTGGGAGTTAATGTTCAGTCCATGGTTGGCACTGAACGTGATTGTATCGGTGCCGGTAATCGTGTTGATAGTTAAGAGAGTGCCGCCAGAGGTGTAGGTGTAGGCGACAGCAGCGGAGGTTGCGAAGTCAACAGCACCGTGGACGTTTAGGCTCTGCGCGATTGAGTCGGCATACTGCTTGTTGACGGCATCCCCTGGGAGTTGTGGTGCTGCGACATCAACAATCCGTTGGCTGTTGAAACTGACAGGCCCCGTCGGCACTGCCATCTGATCCAGACGACTGGTGCGAACCTGGGTGTCGAAGTCACTGATCTTGGCAGCGGTCAGTGTCGGGATGTCTGCGGCTACCAGCAGGCGGAACGTCGGAGTTCCGGCGCTGCCATTTGGTGCAATAAAAACAGTGTTTGCTGTTTGGCTGGCCAGCGCACCAGTCAGTGTGCCGCTGCCTGTGACAGGCGAGTTCGAGACAGTAATGAAGTTCGGCAGACTGAGGCCGACACTGGTGACGGTGCCGGTGCCGTAGCTCTGCGCTTTCACATAGGCGGTTGTGGCAACCGTCGTGGTGTTGTCGGAAGTCGCTGGTGTGGTAGCCGAGGCGCTACTGCCAAGCGCCACAGTGCCACTGAAGGTCTTGTTTCCTGAGACGGTTTGGGTCGAGGTGAGCGTCAGGTACGCTCCAGAACCTGCAATAGCCTCAATAGCCGTGGCACTTCCGCCGGCACCGCCAGTTCCTTTACCGTAGTAAAGGACATTATCGACCTCGTTAAAGGCAAGCTCGGCGTTGGCCAGACCTGTGGGGGCACCAGCATCTCCACTGACGCGACGCTTAATACGAAGTATGTTGGCCATTAGAAGTTGCCTCCGTCAGAGAGCGTGGTGGTAGTCCAGATGGGATCCGCTCTGAAGGTAGAGCTTGCGGCGTCGTAGTACACAACGCTCCTGTCCACTTTAGCTGCGGTATCAACAAACAACCCACTAGCGCCACTAAGCACGATTTGCGTGTTATCGCCTGCGCTGAGCACTAATTGCGTCTCATCGCCTGCATTAACTACTAATTGCGTATCATCGCCAGCACCGAGAACCAGTTGCGTCTCTTCGCCAGCGCCAATGACAAGTTGCGTCTCATCAATAGGGATGAGGTTGAGATCGACATTTGGCATTGATCAGGTTCTCGAATAGGTACGGACAACAGTGACATTGCCAGTTAGCCAGTAATATCTTTCACCACCAGGGCTGGTGAGACTCACGTCATAAACATATACATCAGGAGTCAAGCCAAGCGTAGTTGCTGGAGAGATGGCAAGTTCTGCCAAGCCGTCAGTGGCCGCAAGGATGGAAGTAGTAAATGTGGCTACCTGCACCAACGTGTCAGTATCTTTAATATCTGCGTCGATGATGTAGCTTGTGATGTCGATGGGAACCGAGACATAAAGCGCACTGCCAAATGTTCCGCCAATCGTCACGCTGGATCCACCCGATGTGGTTGAAACCCTGAACGCATTAGACGTTAGGCCGTCTGCAATGACGTAATAGACGACGTTCTCGCTCAAGCCACAGGTACTAGAGCCAGTGAAGACGACCTTGGCGCCTGCGGCCAGCCCGTGACATGCCACCGTAAAAGTGGGTACAGTCGCAGTCGTCAGCACGCTTGTTACTTCCTTCTTGTTCTGCGTTATGCGGAATTGGGCCTTCCACGTAGAGTTCTGCAGCAGCGAAAAGTTATAAGTGGCAGGGTAAATCACAGGTCCGCCTCCAGTCTGCTGGTGTGCGGCTCATGCACAGTGCCACCTGCTGGCGTAGCGTCGCCACATCCGCTGCTAGCGCTCCTCCCGACCAGTCTCGCCATCGTTAGTTATGGATCATGAGGCTACAGGGAGAGAGTAGCTCAGGAATGGCGAATAGAAAAAAAAATGCTCATGGCATATTTGATCTTATCGGTTATCTTTTGCTGTCTTTGCCGAATTACTTGTTTGCTAAGACCACTGGCCTCTGAGATTTCTTTTGTTGAAGCCACTTGACATCCGATACCATATTTTTGCTTGATAAGCTCTTGCTCCTCTGCCGACAATGCACTAATCAACATTGCAATAGCTTCAAACTTTTCTGCATCATCTTCGGCGTCAGTATTGCCCTCGAAAACGCTTGCTGGAATCAGCTCAAGCATTGAAGCTTGATCGTCCCCACAATTTATGGCAGAATCCAACGATACAGTCACTGAATCCATTAAGACCGTTCTCTTGACCTTCTCCACTGTCTCCTCAATCTCTTCCGCTATTTCCGGGATAGTCGGCTCTCTGTCAAACTTTAAGGCCAGCCTTTCCCTGGCTTCTCTGATTTGCTTTGCTGTTTTTTGCAGATTTGACGGAAGCCTGATGGCCTTTTCCTGATACTCGGTCGCCCTTACTATTGCCTGCCTGATCCACCAGTAAGCGTAAGTACTGAACTTGTACCCTCTGCCAGGCTCAAACTTCTCGGCAGCCCTTGCCAATCCAATTGCTCCCTCCTGCATCAAGTCTTGAATTGTTAAGTGAACTTGAGATGTTTTAATCTTTTTTGCTACGGCAACTACAAGTCGCATATTTGCGGAAATCATTCTATTCCTCGCTTTTACGCCTTTATTTATTGCTCTTCTTGCCTGTGGTTCCAGATCTTTCGCTGACTTATATAGATTTTCTTCTGAAATTTGCTCGCTTATCCCATTATCTCTCAAAACCTTCATCATTTGCTGAACATGACTGCCAAGTATTATTTCCTCATCGCATGTCAACATCGGGACACGGACAATATCGGCTAGGTACTCTTCAAAGCTCATGAAGGGGCGGGGCCTGCATACCAGTTTTGCTGGCTCTTGATTTTCAAGATCACCTGGCTTGAAGGTGCGAGTCTCGAAGCACCCGACCGCTGCTAGCCAAGCGAGACTCTACAGTCCCAGTGGGCCAGGGTCAAGCTCCTGCCTGGTTAAGAGGGCTCTACGCGAACGCAATCGGAAGAGGAAGCTGCCTCCGGTTGCCGTCGTTGGTCTCGGCAATCAATGGCCGACTTGAAAGATGGATGCAGGGAAGTAAGTAATACTCTCCAGCAGAAGCGCAGATGTAATGGGGGAAAACTGCTTTCACGTTGGAAACAGACTTGATGGTGAGAAGCGTGTCACCAAAGAAGCGGGCGTAAACGGCGTCTCCAACAGAGAAGCGTGGTTTCTTGCTGGTTGGCATCTGATCTAGAGGTTGGCTGATCTTCAAGATACTAGGCCAGCCGGTCTTACACGTCAACGGAGTTCTAGTCATTTCGCGCTAGGCGGCTCCAGGCCAGGACAGTCTTCGCTTGCTGGCGCCTCACCAGACCCCTCCAGCAGGGCCAGGAAGAGACCTACGACAGCGCGGAGCGCCTGTCCCTTGGCGAAGGAGCGCAAAGGCCTGGGGCGGGGTTGGCCTGGACTTGGGATGCTTTGCGCCCAGCTTGCACCCAAGTGTTGCCCCCCTGGCTCCCGCGTGCTACCATGGATGCGTTCATCACAAACTTTTATGCCAACACCACTACCTCGCCTTGTTGTTGGAATTCCAGAAGATACGCGCCAGCAGCTTCGTGCATTAGCCGCAGCTCACCATCGAAACATTTCCGGCGAAGTAATAGCAGCATTGGAGTCCTGGATCGCAATGCACTCGCAAGCTGACCGAGCGGCAACTGCTGCGGGCTCTTTAGTGAAAAGTTGGATTGCAAGAGAAGCAGCTGAAGCTTCTAGCACAGAAGAGGGCTGACTCATCAACGGAAAATCAAATGGCTCACATTACAGGCCAGCAGCCTTTCACAGCGCTCCCTAACTGGATTTTTCACAAACAAAAGGCCGAGCCTGGCTGGCTTTCGGCTTACGAGCTTGCAATTTTGTTAGCCCTTCAGCATTTTGCGAATGGCCTAGGTTCAGGGAATTGCGTGTTTCCTAGCTACAACACTCTCTGCGCTTATGCGGGAATAAGCAGAAACTCTGCAATCAAGTCTATTGTTCTTTTGCAGGAAAAAGGTCTTATCAAAAAAGAAGCAAGGTACGGCGAGAATGAACAGAAGACGAATGTTTATCATTTGGTCTTCTGGAGTGTTGATCAAACCCAGTCCGCTGCCTGCCCTACCCAGTCCACCACAGAGACCACCCAGTCCACCACATGCACCACCCAGTCCACCACAGAGACTGGGGGTGGTCCAGGAGATGCACTACCCCAGTGCAGGAGCTGCACCCGAACAAGAACCATTGAACAAGAACCATCTAACAATAAAAACCCCCCTATATCCCCCCAGCAGCCAAAGCGGCCCCCAGCAGGGGTGGAGCTGCCGGACTGGCTGGAGCCCTACCGTGAACATCTGCTGCAATGGCTTGAAAGAAGGCAAAAGAAATACAAGCTCAAGCCAGAACTTACAAGCTTCACCATGCGTGCCCTAGAATATGCGAGGGATACTGGAGTTCTCAAGGTTTACTGCGAGTATGCTTCTGAAAGAAACTGGCAATCACTTGGTTTTGCTGGTTACAAGGAGACGATTGAAAAGCTTGCAAAGGAAAATGGTATAGCGACTAAAGCATCAAATCAGGGCAAACCAGCAATGTCGCCAATCGTCTACACCTTGAATTAAATGAGCGAAGAGATTTCTGCAATTGTATCTCAGATGAGTACCTGGGATACCGGAGAGATAGAAGATTCATTTCTTTCATCTTGTGTTTTCTACCTCGAAAGCGAACAGGGTTCTCCAGCAGANCTTTGTGAACTCGTAACGCAGGTTGATCAAGAGTGGTTTGTGGAGACTCATAAAAGAGCCCTTTTCCATGTAATCAAGAAGATTGCTCTCGACACAGTTAAGTCATCCCTGGTGGTGCCTGGAAGCATTGCCGTAATGGCTGAGAAGTTACTTCTGTCGATGGGGTACGAAGATGAATGTCAGTATGTTGAAGGAGTTGCAAAATCGCCTTCAATGTTCTTTAGCATTGAATCCCTGTATTCTGTTGTTCCTCTTTGGAGGGTAAAGCTTGCAAGGGTGAATCTCAGGGCTAATGCAGAAAAGATCATTGCCACCCTTGCTGGCGCTCCTGATCAGAAGGTGTTTGAGGAGGATATTCCGTCCTTAATAGAGAACCAGCAGGAGATATGGTATAATGCTTCGTCTATCAGCAAAAAGGATGATGACTGGCAGTCTTCCATTGAAGAAGCGCTTTCAGCATTGCCAGGGGACATTGCAATACCAACTGGCCTGGCTGTGTTGGATGACGCAATACAGGGCGGTATCGCAAAAAGAAACTCACCATATTCAGGCCGCTTGGTGGTGATAGCAGCAAGGCCTGGCATGGGTAAAAGTACGTTTGCCATACATCTTGCTACGGTGCTGGCGGACACTCATTCCGATGTGGCTTTTTTCAGCCTGGAAATGTCCAAGAAACAAGTTCAGTACAAATCCATCTCTTGCTATGACTACATGAATCTGAGTTACCATAAAAAACTTGTTGATCCCATTCGTTCAAGCAACCTAAGGCTGAGGACTTACACCGCTGCCCAGAGAGAAAGACTTCAAAGTTATTCAGATTCTCAGCTAATAAAAAGGCTGCATATCTTTGATGCGTCTGAAGCCATTAACACGATTTCCGCCAAGATCAAGCTTCTCGCTAAGACCAGAAAAAATCTTTCAACTGTTTTTATTGACTACTTGCAACTTATCGAAGGTTGCTCTGGTGATGCCCAAAATACAGAAGCTTCTAATATCGGCAATGTCACAAGAGCCCTGAAAAAGCTCGCCACCAGCATCGGGATTGATATTTTTCTGTTAAGTCAGGTCAATAGGGGCGTGGAAAATAGAAACGACAAGATGCCAAATATGTCAGACCTTCGCGCCTCTGGTAGAATTGAGGAGGACGCTGATATTGTTATGTTCCTGCTGAGGCCAAATTACTATGACAAGGAGAAGGATGAATTTGAACTAGCGATTTCAGTTGCCAAGAACAGGCACGGAATGTGCGGTACACTCCAATGCTGCATTGATCTTCAAAGTTCTGTTATCTTTGAAAGAAGCTCTTGGTAATGGCGCAAACTGACTGGAGCGCTATTTTTGCAAAGTTTCCAGAGCTTGAGGCTCCGGGCTATCAGGAAACCATGCAAAAAGTAATTAAACAGCAGCCAGACTATGAACTTGAAAGGCTGAAAGCAAAGATGCAGTCAATTAACAAGGAAAAGCAGAGCGCAAGAAGCAAGAATCGCAGCAAAACTGCTGCTAAGAAATCAGTGACTCAAGATAGCATAGATCCGCTCTTCGGCGTCAATAAAGGCCGGGGCAAGAAGCGGTAGGCACTGCGGCGCATTTTCAAGAATCGTATGGCGAATCTTTGCCATGTCCGCCAACAGGGCAACAATATCCGCTGGCATTTTTGGCACGCCGTCCATGGCCTAGGGCTCCGAGGGTTTTGCCGCTGGATCGGGGCTCTGGGCCTGCCGTCCGGCCATGGAAGCCTAGCGCTGCTCACCACTCCGGCTCAGGGGTTTGGCCGTATTCATCCTCTGGTGGCAGCTGAAGGAGGTCCTCCAGTTTTTGTATCTCAATGGCTTGAAAATCAATAGGCGGCATGGGCATCCGGCGATAGCTTTTCTTGCTGTTTGCCGAGCCAGGGAGGCCATTGACTTCGCAGTAACGCTCATACCAGTCGCGCACCATCCCAGGGGTTACGAAGCCCTGCAACAGGTTCGCCACTGCTGGCGCGTCTTCGCCCTTCTCAAACAGCAGCTTTGCGGTGATCCGCAAAATCCTGTTCAAATTCGTGGCCCCTTTCGTGCTCATGGGGTTGCTGCAAGGTAGTCGTCATGATAGACTGACGGTCGTAAACCAAATCGGAGCCGTGCTCCGCAGCTATGAACCTCACAGCTTTTAGCGATAAGCAGCTTCAGGAACTGCAAGAACCGCTCTCAAGCCAAGCAGTAAGAACCAGGAGCCAGAGCGGCAGAAGTCTGTCGTACATCGAAGGCTGGTACGCAATCAGTGAAGCCAACCGTATTTTTGGCTTTGGCTCCTGGGACCAGGAAATTGTTGAATTGAAATGCGTTTCCGAGCGTGAACGCAAAATTGGTCGAGATCAGAAGGCCGGCTGGGGTGTGTCTTACGTTGCCAGTATTCGGGTAACTGTTAATGGAATTAAGCGAGAGGGTGTTGGCGCTGGTCATGGCATTGACGTTGATCTCGGTCAAGCGCATGAGTCTGCAATCAAAGAGGCCGCAACTGATGCAATGAAGCGGGCCTTCATGACATTCGGCAACCAGTTTGGCCTTGCTTTGTACGACAAAGATCAGCGCAACGTAGAAGATAAACCGCTTAATTCCGAGCAAGTTTTCCAATCTGAAAAGACAACTCAGAAATTTGTTGACCTTCTGCTGCTGAAAATGGAGCAAGTTGGCATCAATTCTGATGGTATTAAAACGCTCAAGGCAATTCTTCAAATTGCTGACTTTGAAGATGTGAAGGAATCCCTGCGGCCCAAGCTTCTTGAAAAGCTGACCCCGGAATACGCAGAAAAGCTCAATCTTGGTCAAAATGCTAAAGGCGAGCAAGTTATTCAGCTAGTGACCAAGGACATAGCACAGTCAACTGCGGACTTGCAAAAAGCAGCAAATGAGGCTCTTTGAGGAAAGCTGATGCCAGGTGAACACCGTTTTTACGAAAAAGATGAGCTTGAATATGCCAGGGTTTCAACAATCCTTGGCGAAACAATGCCTCTTTTTCATCCAGACAAGCATAAGGGCTTGGCCTGGTGGCAAAGCAATGAACCGGATGCGTCCGAAATTCTTGCAAGAGGACAGAAGCGAGGAACCTTGGTTCATGCCGAGGTCGAAATGTTTTTGCTTGGCGACCAGTATGTCCATTCAGATGAGGCGGCTTCAGTTGAAGAGCTGATGTCCCACAACATTCCTGCGTATGTCAATTATCTTATGCCGCTTCTTGAAGAAATCAAAGAGCAAAATGCACCAGATCCTGAATGGGAGGGCCTTGCAAAAAGCAGCCTGATAATCGAGGAGCCACTTTATTGCAGGCATGGCTTCGCCGGCACCCCGGATATGCGATGCTGGTTTGAGGGCAAGTACACGGTCTGGGACTGGAAAAGTGCAAGATCGCATCTTGAAAAGGGCGTTAAGAAAAAGCCCCGTCCGATCAGCCGCTACTCGGAGGCCAAGGTCCAGATTGCCTCTTATAGCCTTGCTCATAACATTGAACTTGCTTCTGGTGGCGATTTTCCACCTATCGAGCAAGGCGCCATTTGCATCTGTTACGACTGGTGTGAGCCATTCTTGCACTTAATGCCAATCGAAGAGATCAAAGAGGCGGCTAACGAGTTCATTGAAAGATTTGGCGTTTACAAGGAGCTGGAGAACTCTGTTTTCCCAAGGCCGATGGTAGAATCAACTCAAACTGGACGGCACGATGATTTCAGCGAGCTTTGATGGCTATGTCACGAATCAGCCAATCGTAAAAGATGGCAAATATGGCAGATATACGGAAATAACTCTAAGAGTTGCCACTGCTGGGAAAGAGGTTCATTATGCTACTGCAAGGTTTTATGGCAGGAAAATTGGGCCAGTTGAGGAGTACATTAACAATGGCGACTACATTACAATGTTTGGATGCGTCACTTCACTCAAGGAAAAACAAAAAACAGATGGCAGTGGCAAGTATTGTCAAATTTATTTGAAGGATGCTTGTTACACCTTGCCACCCAAAATTGCTGGAGAAGCCCGTTTCCGCCCAAGTCTTCATTCTCCTGCCTTGGAAGAAAGACTTGACATTCCCGACTTCGGGGACGACGATGGCGACATCTTCTGATCTAACATTCAGAAGCTTCTCTTTTAGCCGCCAAAAACAATGGCCTCTTTTAACAACTGCACTTTCAGTGGGAACGTCGGGAGAGATCCTGAGGCTCGCTACTTTGAAGACGGCAAGATGGTTGCCAATTTCAGCATTGCTGTTGAGGGTCGCAAAAAAGACGACACTCTATGGCTTGCGGTCAAGGTCTGGAACAAGCAAGCTCAGACTATCGTTGACTATGTTGAGAAAGGATCGAAGATTATCGTCAGCGGTGAACTTCAACAGGAAACCTGGACCAAGGATGGCGTAGAGAAGAGCCGAATGGCTCTGAATTGCCAGAACTTTACGCTTCTCGGCTCCAAGAAAGAAGGGTCTGGTGGCGGCGGCAATTCTGGTGGCGCAAGTCGCAAGCCAGCAGCAAAATCTCGCCCAGCAGCTCCGGTAGAAGAGGAGGAAGTTCCCTTCTGATAAATAGGGGCGTGGCATAGGCTTACATAGCAGCCGATGTCACTCTCTCCCAGGCGCTGACAGGATTACTGCTCGGGCCGTGCGGTAATTTCCGATTTGTTCCAAGGCAGATCGGCCAGACGCGCCAAGAAGCCGGAGTCTTAATTGAGGTGATGTGGTACCTGGGTTTTCATGCCCGCTGTGGCATCATCAAGAGTGATTGCCTGTAAGTCCCCTAGCAATGCTTAGCAAGCAAGATCCCCATTACGGGGCAATGCTGATTGAACAAGCGAGGCTCCATCTTGGCACCGTCATGGCTGGCCAGGATTCGGAGCCTTTTTTCATGGCAATGCTGCAAATTGCAGAGGCCAAGGTTCATCTTGGTTACACAACACTGAAAAATAAAGAGGTGACCCTGAAGGGTATAAAAGACTTTCTTCAAAGTGTTTATTATGGACTTGGAATTAAAGATATAGAAACTTTTACGGCAAATGTTGCAAAGTCTTCTCTCAACGAAAAATCAAGAAACAAATACGCGCATCAATTCATTGAATGGCTTAAAACACAAGATCCCACATTTCAGTTTCCACGAGAATATTTTGAGTATCGTCGCATAACAAGAGGAATTTATTATAACAAAAAAATACCAAAAAAGAAGAAGCCCTTGTACTACAAGTGGGCAAAATTTATCTACAATACTGATCCAGCCTTATTAAACGAGATAGGTTGGGGCAGGAAATACTCGACTGTTGAAGCTTGCTACTACGGTGAAAAGTTTGAAGAAAAACAGCAGATACTTAAGCCAATCAAAACCTATAGAAATCCTACTGATTTTCAGCTAGACCAGTTGACTGACAGCTTGTACGTCAGGCTCGGATATGGGAAGTCAAGGATGCTAGCCTTAAAGTTGATGGAGCGTTGCGAAAATGAGAATCCAGCAGGGGAGTGGGATTCAGAACATGATGATGGCTCTCCTGCAGCCGGGGCCGGATGGGACGAATGACTGGATCACGTTGCGCCTCGATGGCCCCCTGCAGCCAAAGGAGCGCCCTCGGCAGGGCATGGGGCGGTCGTTCACTTCGCCCAAGTACAGGGCCTGGCTCAAGGCCGCGCAGGCATCACTGACGCTGCAGTGGGCAGGCTCGCCACCCCTTGAGTACGCCCTTGCTGGCTTTGAATTTCATGGCCACGGCAGGTCAGACGTTGACAACCTGCAAGGCGCTGTGCTTGATGCGGCTGTAAAGGCCGGTGTCCTGGTGGATGACAGATGCTCCCGGATTCCTGGTGGAGTTCAATGGTGGCAGCCAGCGCCAACCGACCAGCAGGTGTCCTTCCTGTATCTGCGCCCCTGGTGGCCTCCCTCAAAAAAGTGAGCTGACTGGCTTGCGCGTTTGGCAGTTTCAAGCTAGGATTTGGTGGTCGTCAACGAACTTTCACGTTGTCCCGCCGAAAAAATGCCGCTGAAGCGGCTGAACCTACCATCATCCCCGATCAAATGACCGAAGCCACCGAAAAGAAAGTGCCTGCTACCAGCAGCAAGAAAGGCAGCCCCGTTAGCCCTAGCGAGCTGCTGAAGACCGTCTCTCAGATGGAAGGCGCTCCTTCGGATCAAGTTGCCCACGCATGTGGCTACTACACCGAAGTCACCACGACTGCAACTGGTGAAGTTGACGTTCGTGTTACCAGCGCCGATACGTTTGCTTTCATGCAGGCGCTTCTGGCTGCTCAGGGAACCAACCTTGCTCCCCCGGTTCGCAGCAACCGTCGTAGCAACCGTCAGCCGATCATCAAAATCGGCAAAACCGGCAACATTGTTGTTGGTGGCCGCTACACCACCATCGCTGGGTTCCCATTTGGTGAGGAGCTTGACTCCCGCGTTCGCGTGGAGGCCGAGAAGGGCAAGATCACCATTTTTGCCGCTGATCCCGACGAGTACGCTTCTGAAGCTGAAGCCGATCTCGATGATGACGGTGACGAGAGCGAACTGGATCTCTGATCCTCGCTGGAATCTGTCAACTGGCCCCGAACTCCACGGGGCCTCTTTTTTCTCTTAGCTATGACACATCTTTCTCAGGCGCTGGAATTTCGCCGCAAATTTGCACAGCCCAATCTTCATCCAGAAGTCGCTGTTAAGCCAGAGGATATTTCAAGGCTTAAGATGCAACTTGGCTTAATCAAGGAAGAGAGCGACGAATTCAAGGAAGCGATTGATGACTGGATTGAGACTTCCAGCAAGGCTGCAAAGGTTCATGCCCTCAAAGAGCTTGCTGATCTGGTCTATGTTTGCTACCAGATGGCAGCTTTCCTGAATGCTGACCTCGACGAAGCCCTCGACAGAGTTCATGCTTCCAACATGAGCAAGCTTGACGACAATGGAAATGCAATTTACAATGAGTCTGGCAAGGTCATGAAAGGGCCAAATTACAAGGAGCCCGATCTGGATGACTTGGTTTAAGGTGTCTTCTTCTTTGCTTAACTATGTGCTTATCAATCGCCATTAAAAGATCAGGAGACGTTCTTGCCAAGGGAGAGTGTCTTGGATTTGAGTGGATGGTCATTCACAACGGCAGCGGCTATCGCTGTGGCTATGTGCGGGTTCCTCTCGGGCATCCGTGGCATGGCAAGGATTACCACGACCTGAACGCTGACGTTCACGGCGACATCACCTTTGCTGAGGCTGATGTTCCTTGTGACGCGCCCGGCCTTGACACCGACTGGTGGCTTGGCTTTGATTGCGCCCATGCTGGCGATGCGCCCGATCCGTCACTGCCAGTTCATGAGGGCAGTCTCAGTTTCGCGCCCTGGTCCCGGCCCGGCGATGTCGTGCGAACGCAAGAGTACGTCGAGGCCGAATGTCGCTCGCTTTGCCAGCAGGCCGCCAATGATTGTCAAAAATTTAACCCAGCTCCCTAATGAACCAGACTTCCATTGAAGCCGCTTTCAAAGAATGGTGGGAGGAGTCCTATGGCCGCCCAGCAGGTACTCATGCAGTGATGACGCATGTTGCATTTGCCGAACACGTGCTTCGGTTGCTTGAGCTATTGGAGGTGGCCGAATGAATCAGCCCTCGCCTGGCACAGCTTTGCGGCAGGCTTTGGCTGAGCGCGGCTGGAGCCAGACCGAGTTAGTGCAACGCACCGGCCACTCCAAAAGCACTATTTCGCGGGTTTTGTCAGATCGCACGAGGATCAACGTGAAACTCGACTATGACCTATCGCTGGTGCTTGGTACGCCCCAGGGATACTGGCTACAACTTACCAATCGCTGGATAGCTGAATTGCGCGGCTATCCGGTTGCCTCCTGACCACTTCAAACAACAATCCTTTACAGCTTAAAATCAAATGAAACTCATTGCAATCCTGCTGCTGCTTTCGGCGCCGGCCATGGCTCAGTCGATCAACCCATTTCTGTTTAGCCAACGGTTTTGCGAGTTGCGTAAGATGAATGTTGATGTTGATGCTGCTAGAAAAGCAGCCGTTGAATATAGCTTCGACCCGAACCGCTCCCAGTCTGGTCGTGATGCGGACGTATCAGCAGCGGCGAAATACGTCGTCGAAGATAACTGCCATCAGTGATGGCATCAATAAGTGATGATTGACAAGATCATTTGCGCGGCTTGCAATAGCAGCGAGACAAGTGTAATTGAATCTCGTCCATGCCACAACGGCACTCGTCGCCGGCGCCATCGCTGTCTGTCCTGCGGCTATCGCTGGACGGCCTGGGATGGTGCCAGGCCACCCAAGGGCCGCTTAGTCGGTAGTCGCGGCACCGGGCCAAGGCGAGGCCGTCCTACGACCAGTGACGAGGTGAAGCGCATCCTGCTGGCGCCTCTCAGTGTGACGAATGCCCAGCTTGCCCGTGAAATGGGTTTCTCTGGCGAATGGATAAGAATGGTCAGAGTTGGCCTTACTCACACAAACATTCACCCAGAGCTTGAAAGGCGTAAGCCTGCNATTGGCGAGGCAAAAGGGCGTTCTTGTTACAATTGTGCTAATTGGAGCGCAGGTTGCGNCTTTGGCTTTCCAGATCCAATGGAAGAGGGGCCTGGCTACGCACAAGATTGTGATTTATTCAAGCTAAAAGAACATTGAACATGGACGAGCTATTAAATGAATGCCTAGGCGATCTTGGCACTGCATTGCAGTGGCTTGAGATGCCCTATCAACAAAGGCCGCCATCATGGCAAATAGAAAAATGCCGCGAGAACCTTTCCATTGTCAAAGCATATTTAGCAGCAAAAGTAGACGGAAGGACGCCGCTCAAGTGGTTAAACTTGCGCACTGGCATCTATAATCCTTTGATGAGGGCAGGTTACCAGACTATCGAATCAATTTCTGTCTTGTCACCAGCTCAGCTTCTTGTGATTCCCAAGATTGGTCCAGGCTGCAAAGATGAAATAATCAAGGCTCTGGACAAGTGGCATCAGGAAAAGCTGAAAATTCCCTTCCATCAAGGTTCGCATTCTGAACCTTGAGTCGAAGGACTCCGAACCTGAAAAGGCTGGAACCGATAAGGTCGAAGGGGCGGCCTAGCGCCTTGCGAGAGGTTGGGTCAAGGCAGGCCATCTTCTGCTCCAGCACCTCGACCAACTCCTTAAGCGAAGCTGCGGACGCCTCGATTGCGGTAGCCGCCTTTTGGTAGGCCTCCGAAATCTCCTCCTTGTCCGTTTGGCTGAGTGGTAGCTTCACTGACTTTTTGAATGGTGATCTGAGTCCAGTTCGGATAGGAATCTTCTAGGTGCCGCAGGGCCGCTTCATTGCCATCGGGCCATTCGCGCAAAAGCCCCAGGGCGGGGAAATCCCCATCCCTGGCGACCACGAATCGGTAAGAAGGCGGCTTCATTGGACTACCCTATTACCTGCTGGCAAATTTCGCAAGTTGGCTCGCACCGTAAAAGGAAGGGAGAGGTTCCCGTTCAAGATCACAATTGTCTCGCCCGATCAGCCAGCCCCAAGAGAGCCGTGGATCGGCACCCACCGATGGAAGCACAGAGCAATCTATAACATGAAAATGAAGCTTTCAATTCAAATTGAAAAAGCCTCAAATAAATCTAAGTATAAATGGTATAAGTTGTATTCCGTGCGGGGCTACGGAGCACCTGGAAGCTCGGAGTTTATCTGTCCATACTCTGGAATGGTCGCAAAAACAGTAAATCCAGAAGAGGCCGTTTCTCTGAGAAAGTATTGGGCGTGTTGTGCAAGAAAATCAAGAGAAATCTTGAATTGGTTGGATCAGCTTGATCCCGCTAGGTATTCGCCCGATCTTAATAGTTATCTTTTAAGAGTTATTGTGGCTACAGGAAATATCAGGGAAATAGAAAAATACCAAAAACGTTATCCGTTTCAAGAGGCAAGGCCGTGGCAAGAGCTGTAAAATACCACGAGATGACCAACAAGCATGGTTGGCCAGTATTCTCTTCTACGCAAACTGAGAATCGTCTTGCTCTATGCAAGAAGGCGCTGTGTCCTGATAGAAGCTTATTGGCAAGATTGAAAGACTGCTACGCTTCCGAGCTTGAGACGCAAAAATACTGCAAACTCAAGTTTCTGTCAGAAGAATACTTTGATGAAAATGCCAAAAACCTGCGGCAATTAGCCTGGGGTGGTAGATATGTTACTCCAAAGTACGCCCTAGAAGGTGCATTTTATCCATTTGTAAGGTGTGTACAAAAGACAAGGCCCCTCGACAGTGGAATTATTTGGATTGGAACCAGGCATGAGTATCCCAGGGTCTATGTTGATAACCTTGTAGCGAGCTGGCTTTGTCCCTATTCGCGGAGTGGCCATGTCATGATTGAGCCGTTTGAGCCGTTGCATCGGGTGCTTGATAACTGGTCGCGGCTTGCTGATCGGCGCTACTATCCCTGTCTTACGCTGCCTCCCGTGCCAGACCTGTAAAATAAGTTTTGTTATGGATCGCCAATTCGATTCACCACAAGCCTGAGCAACTGGTAGAATGGCCGAGTCCAGCAGAAACAGCTATGCCCCAGCAAACCAGCGGTTCCTTTGCAAGCGCAGCCGAGCGCGAGCGTTTTGACCACTACTTGCTCAACTTTCATGACAGAATGATGATGGAAGCTGAAACCGAAGTTCAGCAAAACTGGACCTCGGTGGCACTCCATGACAAGTATGCGCTGTCGTGCGTTCCAGAGGACCATGTTTTTATTTGGATCCTCAAGCCGGAGGGCTCTCATTTTATCGAGACATTTTGCAGGCTCGGCGCACGCGAATACTACATTCAAGCGGCACAACAAAAGAAGCTGAACGCATTTGAGGCTTTCTTTGTCCGGTGCCAAGACCTTTTTGCGAGGTTCAGGAGTAAGTTTGATCCCACCAAGTACAAGTATTATGTTATGATTAACAAGAATGAACCTTATGGCGGGGAGATGATTCCCTCCAGCTTTGAAGAGTTGCTTGATCTCGCGTTTGTGCGGCAACTTAAATGGACGGATTGCGGCGTCCAGCCGACTGGAAAAACCTGCTCCCAGTGGGAAGCCAATTGGATCGGGGTCGAGGGTTGACGCTTGCTCGCCAGTAGCTGTAAAATCAATGAGCTGTAAGACAGCACTACGCCCATCCACTGCTATGACGCCAAAATTCCCTCTTGTAGACAACATGCGCCAATACGGCGGCAACTTTGTATCAAAGCTTGCTGATGCCATGATCGCCGCTGATCCTGGCAATTTCAAGACCCTTGTTGAAGCCTTTCCACAGATTGTGGAGAAGTACGCTGAATTCCCTAAGAGCTGAACTGATGTTTTTCAACACTATTGACGAAGCACTTGCAGCTTGCGAGCTTGCAGGTTATCAGCCCCGTTCGCACGTCACAGGCCTTGGCGAGCAGACCTACTGGGTTCACCTGCCTGGTGCTGAGCGAGGCTCTTGTTACTGGGGCGATGCTCAGTTCCTGGGCTGGGCCAACGCTTACTGGCGCCTGCTGGAGGTCGAAGAGGCTCGCCACCGGGCCGGCTGGGAAGAGCTGCAGGAGGAGGACTCCCCTGTGGGTCTAGATGGCTGGCACGCACCCTGCGGCACCCACGAGGATGCCTGGCGTGAGCTGGGCCGCCCCATGCCCGAGGAGCAGGCTTATGTGGAGGCTTGAGTTCCTGCTGGCTGACGATCATTTGTGGATCAGCTCGCTGCCCTTGGGCGGCTACCCGATGCTCGATGAACCGTTCGACAGCTCCAGGGCGGCCCGTGAGGTTGCTGGAATGCTTCGGGAGGTTTGGCCCGATCTACAGGTTCGGGTTGTCGAGACCGAGGAATAGCCTGGCTGGCCGGGAGCCCATCCCGGCAATCACCCCCCCTTAGGCATTCAAATGTTTCACTGGATCAAAGAGCAATGGCTTCGCTTGGAACTGCGGCACCAGCAGTGGGGGCATCATCGACATCAAGCAAAGTTGCTATCAGATTCAGACCTTAGGTATTACGCTGCTGGACATGGCTTTAACGTTCAACTTGCCAAAGCCTGTAAACAAGAACTAAGGAACCGTCGATGAACACCGAAATCAAAGTTAATGGACTTAACTGGCCACTAAGGCTAGGGCCTTATGCAACCCTGCTAGGCCCTGCCAATAACCTAGGCAGTTTTCGCTGGTACTATGGTTTCTTCTCTCGTGAAGATGAAAACTATGACTTGAAGTGCTTCAAGCTTGACGGCTTCTCTCAAATGATCGCGTTTGGAAAGCTGGATAACTTGTCTATTGACATTCTTAATTCTGAGAGGCAAAAGTCTCAGATGATTGCTAAATGTATCAGAAACGCACAGCCATTTTAACAAAAAGCTATTGTGTGACGTTCAGTCATGCAGCCTTCAAGGTTGTTGCCACTAACGTGTCTGCTGCCATTCAATCTGCAAAAAAGCTGGCTGGCCCTGGGGCTGCCTTCCTCTCTTGCATTCAGCAGGACGAGTGGTAGAATAACGCCATTCACTTGCAAAACCCATTCACGCCACAATGCGAAGCTACGACAGTTGGAAACTTGATACCCCAGAGTATCTTTCAGAGCCTGACCCACCGCAAGAGGCTGTAGGCAGCGAGCACGGCATCTTTGCTTGGCAAGTCTTTTGCCAAAACCAGCGACAGAACCATGTTCCAGACTGGGCTTGGAGAGCTTGCAAGAAAGGGCCATTCACTACACCACTTACAAGGCTGATCTTCCAGCTTGAGCTTGCCAAGGCCAAGCTTCGCGGGATGCACAAGCTGGACGCCAAATGGCTTGCTGGTGTAAATTGCATTGATCGAGTCAGCATTAACTACCTTGATGCCTGTGCTGAAGTGCAAAACACTTGGGCGGAAGCGTTTTCGTACCACTCTGTAAGGTGCATTCAAGAAGACGACTACGCCATCAATCTTTACGTTTCTGAAGTTTTTGTTGACGAGGAATGATGAAGAACATTGCTTTTTGGTCATCGACACCCCAGCAAGGAAAGACAACTGTTGCAAGATTCCTTGCCAACAACTATGACTACGTTAAGATTTCATTCGCTGACCCAATGAGGTTCATGCTTGAACGACTCCTTATTGCCGCTGGATGCTCAAAGCCAGAGGCTGCATACTTCGCAAACGAAGGCAAGGAGCAAAACATTGAAGCTCTTGGCACAAGCTTCAGAAAACTTGCGAGAACCCTTGGAACAGAATGGGGTAGAACCTGCATTCATGAGGATCTATGGGTGAGAATTGCGGAGTCAAAGATCAACCGATTGCATTCACCTGTGTGCGTGGATGACATGAGGTTCCCAAATGAACTCGCAATGCTGAAACAGAAGGGCTTCCTGCTGGTCAAGATCGAGCGTGACAGCTTGAGGATGGATGGCCATTCATCCGACACTGCACTGCGAGATTTTGTTGGCTGGGATCGTGTAATCAAGAACAATGGATCATTGGAGCAGCTATTCTCACAGGTCGTAGATTTGGTAAAATGAATGGAGCTTACTAACTTTGAGAAAAGATTACTGCTTGTTGCATTAAGGTTCTTCTATAGAGCTGGTCCTCACTTTGTCTCAATGCTGTGGGAGGGAGACTCTCCACCAAAGCAGTCTGACTGGGAACAATGCAAGGTAAGAATAAAAAAACTCTACAAACAAATTAAAGAAAGTATTGATGACGATCGCATCCCAGAGCCTACGACTTGCCGAGATCATCTTCGTAAGCAATCAAGACTTTAGATACGTTTGCACTTTTGGAGGCTTCAGGATCTGCCGTAAATGTTGTGGAACTGAGCGCAACAGGTTCGCACTCGATCGTCTTTGGTTTATTAAACGTGATAACGTAAACAAAACACGTTATCCGTTGAAATGCGACCACTGTGGCAGTTTGATCTTGCCAAGACAAAGCTTAAAGGTTATACGTTCACTATCCCGCAACCCTACAGCCAAGCGTTAAAAGCTAAAGCGCTGGGCGGGCTACCTTACTGGCAAATTGCCCGGCTACCTTACTGTTACAGATGGCTAACTTGCTAGGGCGGCTGGCTTGCATCTGGCGCATCCGCATGGTATTATAGGAAGCGCCGGGGAGCCTGTAGGCAAGCCGGTGCCCAATCCTACATCTTACATGCTATGCAATCTACAGTTTGTGGCGTTTCGCCAGCAGCGCAAAAGTTGCTCAAGCAACTTCTAAGTCTAAAGCAAGAGCTTTACAGTTTGTTGGTTGCAATCAAGAAGGATGCCGATTGGCATACCTTGCGCAGACACTTTCGCTGGTCCGACTCAAGCTGTTCGACACCCTATGTTGATGTAACGATTGGCTGCACCTTCGACTTTGGCGAGGGCTCCATTGCCTGGAACTATCAGACTGGAGACAACAGTTTCACTGGTGGAGCTTATGGGCACCCCGAATGGTTCACGACTTCACTTCTTAGTCGAACAAATTGCAAGGATGCTTCCGAAGACTTGATCGAAGAAATTGAGAGCCGCATCCATGAACTTCAATCTTATCAAGAAGTCTAAACTATGAACCCCTCCCTCCAGCAACTTGCTGCCACTCTGCTTTGGTCTGAGAATGACAACTCTACACCTCAAGGCGGAGAGCCATTTGATTGTAATTACGATGTTTACGACATTGATAAAGCTTCGTTAGACCAACTGCATAAAAAGTTCCAGGCTTTCGTGGACAAGGCTGAGGTTGAAATTACCCAGCTCAAGGGTTCTGACTGGAGTTCTATTGATGACTTCTATACAGGTTCAGGCACTGGTGGCTTTTATCTTGAACATGACTACATCATGACTGTCAATGGTCATGGTTGCGGCTTCTGGGAAGAGTATGACTGGGAGCCTGAAGTTGGCAAGATTCTCACAAAACTTGCCAAGCAGGATCCAGAGATTCACTGCTTCGTCGCAGAAGATTCAGTTCACATTGAATTTTGCTGACATGCGTCAAACTACCTTCCAGCTTTATCGTTTGAGCGAGCTTGGTCGTTCAATGACATGGCAAGATTACAAAGTTTATGGCTATGGCTTGACGCAATGGCAGGACTATGGACTTCGGCGTGAGTTTGGTCCGGTTACTCATTGGAGGTCAAACCTTACTCTTGGTGAGATTGAGGATGCCTGCCCTTTTGCAGGCAGGACAATAGCGAAAATCTTCGCAGAGACTTTGCAGCTTCCACATCTTGCGGTTGCAGATGGACCTCCCAGAAGCTACAGTGAATACGCTAAAAAACCAATTTACAAAGACAATCTCTTGATTGATTTCTAAAAATGAACCGTCCGATTGGCTACTTACAGCAACACATGCTTGACTTTTGCAAGCGTTACCCTGGAAGGCATACCATTGCGTCTGATGCGCAGACCATTAAGGTTGCCCGCTCCCTTGAGAGTCGTGGCCTGCTGCACATCACAGATTGCGGGATGGCCGATGCTCGTGGCAGGTCTGTCCTGATGGTCTCCTACGTCGAACCGTAGAGCTTCTCAGGCCCTTCCAGTAGGCCCGGGAACACACATTCCACCCTGCTGGCGTGGACTTGGGAGCCTCGGTTCCCAGAGCCTCCCTGCTGGCGATTTTCACCTTACAGCTTCAAGCATGGGAAAACCAAGGAATCCGTATCGCTTCACAAGGAAAGAAACAATTGCAAGATTGCAGGCTGCAAAAAGCTACCTTGGCAACAAGGAGCGTCTTGCATTTATGCAAACCTTGAGCATTTCCGTTCCACCAGGTTATAGACCAGAGGATGATGAAAGCTGCTATGCTGCTCCAAAACTTTCAAGCTTTGATGTTCAATGCTTGGTAGATTGGACTGAAGCACATTCCAACTACAACTGGAGAAATGATGCCAGGTTCAAGGCACTTAATGCAGTTGAGTTTACAGAATTGAAGTTTCGCAAGGGAGCTTCTATTGGAGAATCTGTAGTCATCATCTTTTATCCATGGAAAGATGAAGAGAGAGTCTCAAAGGTTGCGACCTTATGGCTTGGCACTTGGCACCATGCTCCATTAGTTGCTTGGAGTGACGGCTCCGAGGTTAGAACTGAGTTCCTTCCTGAATACATTGATCTTATTCACTGATGCAAAACATGCTGCTTGAAGTTAAAAGCGTTCGCCGTTGCGAAGGCGGACACACCTGCAATCTTATTGCGAATGGCAGGAAGGTTGCGTTCATTGGCCCTGACATTCTTGAGTGGACAAGTTATTCAAAGAAGGTTGATGTTTTGACCTGGTATGCCAGCAAGGAAAGCCTAAAGGTTGCCGAGCTTCAGCCAGTTGAACTCAAGGAAGGCTGGGAGTCAAAGATTCCAGATCACAAGTTGGATGATGCAAGGCATGACATGACAGAAGCAGCCTTGCATGAATGGATTGAGCTGCACTTTATGGCATTTGAGCTGTTACAGAGGTGCAAAAATGTATTGATGACCTTGGGCCATAAAGGCGAGATCCTGGATTGGGGGATTTCACCAAAGAGTCCAACTAATACGTTGAAGGGTGTTGCGGCAAGTCGGTTCAGCTCCAAGTTGCTTAATGGACTTTCCATGCCAGAGCTTGTGAAAGTGCTAGAAGCAAGGCTAAAGGCTAGGAGGTCAACTGCTGCTGTTAAAGTTTAGACAGCCTTCCTGGTTGTATGCGTGTCCTAGTTGCTTGTGAGTTCAGCGGTAGAGTGCGTGATGCTTTCATTGCAAAGGGTCACGATGCAATTTCATGCGACAAGTTAAAAAGTGAAAAACCTGGACCGCATTACCTTGGAGATGTGAGAGATATTTTACACTCTAAAGAATGGGACTTAATTATTGCACATCCTCCTTGCACTTACCTTGCTTTAAGTGGAGTACAATGGCTAAAGGGAGATAAAGAAAGATGGAGGAAAATGCTAAAAGCTGTAGAGTTCTTCAATCTTTTCTTGGACCATCCATGTTCAAGAGTGTGTGTTGAGAACCCAATTATACATGGTTACGCTAAGCGAAGACTTTCGGTTTCAGATTATACCCAAAAGACTCAACCTTATTTCCATGGACATCCTGAAAAGAAGTCTACTTGCTTATGGCTTAAAGGTTTACCAGTTCTCAAGGCATCTTCTAATGTTTCACACCTTATGCTTGGACAGCATGGAGGAGATAATAATAGAGTTCACACTGAGCCAGACTCAAAAAGCAGGCAAAAGAATAGAAGTCGGACCTTCGAGGGTATAGCTAAAGCAATGGCGGATCAATGGGGCTGACCTTGTAGGCAGGGCTTCCCTAACCTTACAGGAAGCCGGGAATCTTAGTGTGACATTTCGCTAACTTTACAGGGCTTTGGACTTGCTAAATGCAAGCCGGCGTGGTATTATAGGCATGTCGGGGAAGTTGTAGCCTCGGCGTGCTTAAACTCTACACCTTGTTTACCATGAAGTTCCAGGTTGATGACATTGACCTTGACTTTGAAATGGAGGATGATCTTTATCCACCAGAGCAAACTCAAAGGATCGTGCTTGAAGGTTGCATTGGCATGTGGGAAGCTGATGACGAAGATGATTTAATTGAAGAGATTACAGCTTCTGTTGGTTGGTGCATTAAGACTATTGACTATCGCATCCTGCTTTCTTAATCATGCCACGCAAAATAGAGAATCCACGTTCTGCCTTGATCGAACTGGCTGAAGAGGGTAGGTTCAGTTGGGAGCTTATTGCTCGGGAGTTTATAGAGTTCAATAGCCGAGATGATGTGCAGGATGTACTTGATACCTTAACTGATAACTACTGATTACTCCTTCAACTTTACTGCCTGCTGCTATGGACATTGGTATTTGCGTTCGAGTTCAGCATTGTTACGACAGCTCTGGACGTGCAAGATTGGTCGCTAAACACAAACGTGACAGAGACACAACCTGGAAGGTAGTCAAAAAAGATTCAGTTAGTACGACCACAGATCACATGGAAGCCGTCCAACTTTGGATGGACGCCTTCACTGGTTCAGATTCGTCTGGCTACCTTGCTAGTTACAAGGTAGTTGCTCGTGGTGGCGACTATGAAGCCTCCTACTTTGTTCTTGTTCCTANTNCTTACTATTNAAATGTCCAAGGCTTTCGTTTCCATGGGACTTAGTGCATTGGTTGGTGCATTTTGCGGCTTTTCTNTTATCAAGTTAGCCGCTGAAGTCAACAACCGAAACCTTTCCTGCTATCCACCAACCATAAAGGCTGAATCATTCCATCCATTTTTTGGCACTGTACTTTACTGCAAAGCAAAATGACTTTCGTTCAAGCTAAAAAGCTGTTCGCAGAACGCTTTACTTTCGATTCACACGACAAACCAGCAGCAGGTGAAGCTTGGTGCATCTTCATTGACAGCTTGCACCGTGATGGGCAGATCACTGACCATCAAGTTCAATCTTGGGACAATCCTTTTTACAGCTAAGAACATGGATTTCCATTCCATTGAGTACACCGTTCCAGCTCACTGGCTATCTGCAATCATCAATGGTGATGAAACATCTTTTGATTACTATGATGATCCCGAGGACTACAAAGCTTACAACGAATTCTGTGAGCATGAAGTCAGAGATGCAATCGTAGAGGTTGTTGGCGAAGAGGAATACTTTGCCAGCAACCATGATGCAACTTGCTATGGCGTTCTTGCTTGCAGTGTTGTAGATTGCACCTTTCACTACCCACTTGCCACTCAACAGCAAGTGCCAGACCTTCAACCAACTACCTGCAATGGCTGAATCCAAGAGCTTCAAGTGGCTGCGCTCTATTCATAAAGCTACATGCTACGACAAAAAAACAGAACTTACATTTTGTATTATCAACAATTCAGATTCTACTTCTATTGACGACAAGTTCACTTATCGTTGCACGGACAATGATCGTAGGTTGATGTTTGATCGAAAGATCAGCTTTGCAGCCGCGATGGTGGTGGTTAATTCTTGGAATGGAGAGGTTGAAGTCCAGCAAAAAGAGTTAGCAGTCCAGATGTCATAGGTTATAGCTTGGGCGCTCTGGCGACTTTGCAGGCACCCCGGCAACCTTATAGGCAAAACCGGGGGCAACCTTACTGTTACAGATCGCTAACTTTATAGGCATCTCGGCTTGACATCTACAAGCTGGCGTGGTATTATAGGGACAAGTCGGGCAAGCTATAGGCTAAGCCTCGACTAACCTTACACCTTGCACTTTCTACTATGGACAGTATCTATTCTCATGCTTGCAGGTTGGTCAGCAACTTTGACTTTCTTAAAGTTCAAAAGATGATGGCAGCAGTTGATTGGAAGTGGGGTGGACCTTACATGAATGGTGAGTTCGGACTTCCAACCATCAATGCAATGGAATCCCAGGCAATGAGCTTGATCCTTGAAGCTCACAGGTTGGACAGCAATGTTTCAGCCGGTGGCCTTGAAGCCTACTGGGTGCGCAAGGGGCAGATTGTAGGTTACACCGGCAACGGTTACATCGGACTTCGCTTCATTGGAGCCGAACGTTACGAACGCTGAGCTTTAAGTTTCAACCATCAATCATCACACATTGCTATGACTACTTACAAGACTATTCTGTTCAAGTTTGAAGGCGGCAACCGTACACTTGACCGTGGCCTGACCTTGGAGGAAGCGCAGCGGATCTGCAAGCATGATGATTCCAGCAGCAGAACTTGCATGGACAAGCGAAAACTTGCAAATTGGGGCAGCGACCCTGGCAATCCTTGGTTTATTGGTTACACGGAAGAGTAATTGATCCTTGCATTGCAGGTTTGATGGAGTACCAGAAACCATCAACCATCCACTCGCCTTCCTTACAATGAATCCTGTTTGCACAACAAAGACTATCTACGTTACAGTCAAGATTGAAGTCTCAGGCCATGCAGACGCATTTGAAGTCATAGAGGATTGTGATTATGACTTCCCACATGATGACATTCTTAGAACGGAGATTGTTGAAGTTTATGATGAAAATGACATGAAAGTATTTTAGACTTACAACTTTAATCATCCACTCACTTACTTGCCATGTACATCGCTAAATGCTGCTATCCAGGAACCCTGGAGGTTTTCGCCACCAACTATCCATCTGCCATCGAAGAGGCACGGGATCTAGCTGATACCTATGGGTGCAAGGCACAGGTTATTCCTGTTGGCCAGGACATTCCAATTTACGAGACGGCACCTCGAAGTTCATTGTTTGACTTGGTGGAGGCTGAATGATGAAGCAACGCAGTTGGAAGCCAGCAGGGAAGACTGATCTAATGAGCTTGGAGGATCGTCTTCCTGCTGGAAAGAGACTGGTTACGGGTTGGTTCTCAGACCTTGGACCTTGCTACATGATTGTTGACTCTTCCAAGCCACACTACAAAACTAACAAGCTAAAGGTTATTTATTGACATGGACATCAAAGCTATCTGCGATGCAGTTGAGGAGCTTACTGTTTACAAGAATTACGATCTTGTCGTCTTAGATGACGAAGGCAACTGGAAGGTTATCGCATCTCAGTTGACCTATGAGGATGCCGACCACAAGTTAGACGTTTACACCGATCAGTTTCCGCACGCAATCGTTGACATCATTCCCCACAAGAACAATGCCTGAAACTTGCATCTTTGATCCTAATACAGAGCTTGGAACTGGTATTTACAGTTTCATGATTGAAGGTTCAACCCCAGGGGTTCTGGTCTGCCGATGGGGAGGCGAGACTTTGGGGGAGCTGAGGTCACAGGGTAAGGTTTCACCAGAGGCCTTCCTGTGCCCCTGGGAGGAGGCTCAACGGTTGAGTGCCGACCTTGCACGTCAGAGGTACTGCAAAGGCCCTTCCAGGATCTCGAAGGAACGTTGGTGGGACATGCTGGAGGTTCTCTATCCAGAGCGGTGGGAGCACCTTGAAGGCTCTGAAATCTTCATGATGCCTGAATGTATTACTAGCAGTCTTTACACCTTTGGCGTTCGCATTGGGGAGGATTACTTCTCAATCAATGAAGATTGCAGCATCTTAGCCGAAAAGTTGATTCAACTATGTCAGGAGATTCAATGATGGAACATGCAACTGCTAGAGATTACTTGCGAGAGGTCGCACGCTCTGATGATGGAGTCAAGAGTCAGATTGCACAGGGTATCTTCTGGGCTGATGAATCTTGCAGGATCAGCGGGACGTTAAGTCTTGCACTGAGAGATGCCGATGTTGATGGTGGGAGGTTACTGCTTGAGTTGATGGCTGCACAAGGCTTGACAACACAGGCTGAAGTTCCCAGGTTCCTCAATAGGTTCTACTTTACTTGCTTGAATCTTCTTAGACCGATTGACGTAGGTTGAATGTTGAAGATTGGGGCGGCCCGGACTTCACCGGAAACCGCCCCCAACCTTACAGGAAGCCCACAAGTTACTGTTACAGTTAGCTAACTTTACAGGCAGTTGGGCTTGACGTATTGGCACCGATAGAGTACAATAGGATCAGCGGGGGAAGTTACAGCTTGCCTCGCTTCACACCTTACACCTTCGAGGATACAGGTTATGGCTACGCTTGCCGAGATCGTTAAAGATTGTACCCAAGAGCTTGAATGGAAAGATTCTTCGCAGTGGGCTACGCCTCACCCGAATGATCTTTACACGTCAGAGGTTAAAGTTTACCACAGCGCCGAGATGACGGAATACGCTAGCTTCCACGTTAATGGCATGAGGTTGATACTTTGCGTGAAGGTTTGTCATGCGTGGAGTGATGCAGTTGAGACTGTGTACTATGACATGGGAGAGTTTGTTGAACCAATCTCCAGTAGCTTGACTCAACTTACAGATGCTGCTGATAAGATCAAGGAGTATGCAGCTTACGTGATTGAAGGTTTCAGGAAGCACGGTGATCTTCGCCACTGTCCTTCTTACGAGTTCATACATAATGTAGACGATAATTTCAATCCTATCGACTGATTCCACAAACATTACACCTTACAGGTTACACGCTATGACTACTACAGCCACCAGATTCAAGCCTATTACTTTGGACACTCCAGAGTATGCCATCAAGATGAATGTTCAAACCTTCAAAGAAATCTTTGGAGGTGAGCCCAGGGACATTGGAGTTGAAGCTACCAGCACCGGCTGGAACTGTAGCTGGTACACGTTGCAGCTTCCAGCCATCAAGCGCCACTGGGAGAGCAAAGGTTACGGCAACCAAGTTACAGCCGTTACCTTCTATGGAGAGAGGAGTCTTTACAGGCTGAAGGAGGAAGGCTATTGCCTTGGTGGTAGGTGCAAGGTTGGCGGCAAGGAGGTTAGTGGCTATACGTCCGACATTATGGTTGATGTTGAAGGTAAGTTGTTCACCATTGCAGTTATCTCGATCAGGAGTGACTCATGAATCTTCCAGTATTGGCAACAGTATTTGAGGTGTTCTACTTATCACCTTACAGTCAAGAGGAGAGGTCACAGCTTTATTCCAGCAGGGATGAAGCTGAGAGGATGCGGGCTTTCTATGAAGACTGCGGATCTCCTTGTCACGTTAAAGAGCGTACCTTGAACACACTGTCATGAATCTTCCAGAGGTAGATCAACTACCAAGTTTCAAGTCTGTAGCTTTCCATGGTCAGGCCGTTACCGCAGAGCGTACACCTTCGAGTCACACGGGTTTCTGCGTTACAGGTTGGGAGCAGGGACTGCCAGTTGCAAGGAGGCCAATCACAGGTTCCGCCCTGCTGGAATTGCTTCAACGTTATCCTCACACACTTTACTGATTGCTGTCATGAACTCTGAAATTAAGGCTAAGTGGTTAGAGGCTCTTCGCAGTGGAGAGTACAAGCAAACACGTTACACGTTACGATCCTGCACTGGTGGATTCTGTTGCCTGGGCGTATTGTCTGACATTTACAGGAAAGAGGTTGGAGGTTCCTGGAAATGGAATTATAATAATGATACAACTTATAGCATCGTCAACGAAAGCGAGGATGATTTTGCAACGGTAGAGCTTCCAGATTGCGTGATGGAGTGGGCCGGTTTAGATCATACAAATCCCGAATGTAAAGTTATGGATAAAGAGAATGAATTTGTATGGAGTACATTGTCAAGCTTGAATGATGGAGGAGAAAGCTTCAGCTTTATTGCTGATGTAATTGACGATCAATTCTGAATTTAACACCATGGCAACTGTTATTACTGGCAAGGACATTGACGCTTACAGGATCAAGGTTTTGCTATCAGCTCTTAAGTTAGAGATTATGGGGATGAAACGCAGAGGTCGAAGTGCTTATAGTATCATCAAGTCAGAGTTCAACTTGAAGGGTAATCGCCAATCAGTTTACGATCAACTTAAGTTGATTACAGGTTAAGAGTTATTGGTTTTATAGTTTCTTGCCGGTAGCCAACAGGTTGCCGGCTTTTTTGTGTTTACTGGATGTTATAGGTTATTGGTAATAGTTGATGGATTGAGGAGTTGGTGGTAGGATTATGGAAGTTGAACCCACCAGATGGATCGCCAGAACTTTGAGGACTTGAATGAAATGGCTGATACCTTGAAGGATGAATTTGAGGAGTTTAATGGTGAAGGTATGACCTCCCAGGAGACTGACGCTACCTTGGTTAATGAGTATGGCGAGCTAGAGGATGATGCCTTTAGCGATACCATTGAAGAAGCTTTAGACAGTGACGAACTTGAAGATAACGGCTTTGAGGATACAGCCCCAACTACCCAACATCAAACGATCGCGGTAGGTATTGAACCCACTACTACAACATCAAACCCTAAAGGTAACTCCTGGGTTAAAAGATCTTACCTTGCACCTAATGAAACTGATAAGGAATTTGAATTGTTTAAGGTTTACTGTATGTATGGTGGGGGGCGTTCACTACAATATATCTCAAATGTATCCCACGCTACACTTTCAACACTAAATAAGTTAAGTAGTAAGAACAACTGGAAGCGTAGAGCTGAAGATTACGACAGGGCGGAGCTTGTAAATAAGATGAAACAACTTCAAACATCAAGGCATGAGTTACATCTTCGCAAATTAGAGAAGTACCGCGAGGAACAGGAGGCTCTAGGTCAACAGCTTACGTTAAATGCTGCACGTATTGCATTCTTGGCAAACTCTACACTATCCAAGATGCTAGATGAGGACAGGGAGCTAGATACTAGAGATCTACCTGGCATGTTGAATGTTGCAGCTAAGTTGGCTGATGTTGGCAAGAACCTTCAAAGTAGTTCCCTTGGTGTTGATAACTTGCTAGCTGCGTTGGAAGAGGCTGATGGTGAGTAACTAGCACGTTCTACCTTCTAGCTTCTACTCTACGGTTTACACCGAAAACACGAGTCTGCGAAACGAAGTGGAGCTGCGAGTTCTTACTCTTACCTCACACCTTGAACCTTGCAGGCCAGACCCTCTACTCCACCCCCTGCTGGTTCCAACGTTCAACCGCGTCGCGCTGCGAGAGGAGAGGTGTTGTCACACCAAAGAGAGAAAGAAAGGCACTCTGAAACGGCCCTGTCATACCAAGGGGTTTCAGGAATGACTTTCAGGATTTGAGTCTCCATATGGAACGTTGGAGTTTCAAAAGTCGCCTATTGGAGTTCACCAGGCTAGACACGAGGAGATAATTTGGGTAGATTGGATGCGCCAGCCCGTCTCCCTGGAGGCTGGACCTTAAACACTGGAGTTGCTACCTTGGAGCTTGCAAAAACAGGATTCCTTAGGCTAATGAACGAAAGACTTCCTATCATATTCTCACTCATTCAAGCTAAAAAGATTTCAGGCAGGGACGTCCTTGTATTGCTTGTGTGCTTGCACTTTACAAGCTGGAAGACTGGCAAGTGCCGGGTTACAACCAAAAAGATAGGCGAGATGCTTGGTACTGCACTGCCTAACGTCAGAGGTTCGATGAGAAGACTTAAAGCTTGTGGGTTGATTGCAGATGCTGTTGATACAAGCGGAGTTCCATACATGATACCCCATCCTAAGCTGTTTGAATGTTCTGCAGGTAAAGCACGAGGCTTACTGCTTAAGAACTACTACGCTGAAGTTTACGGGCAGAGCTATGAATCTTTTATTGAAGACGAAGAGCTTGAATACTTGGAAGCCAAAGCTTCGACGCCCAAGCCTACAGGTTCCGACCCTGCTGGCGATGACTTTGAAGATCCAGCTTGGGCCGATGAACTCTAGACCTTGCACCTTGTACGTTACACGATAGTGAACCGGCGCAGGTTGCAGGTTGCGCTCCTGCCCCACACCCTGGACCTTGCAGCTTGGACCTTGTAGGTTGTAGGTTCACTATCAGACACGTTGGACCTTGAAGTTTGCATTCATTCAAGGCCATTCATTCAACATTCAACCCAGGCTGCCATTCATTCATGGTTGAAGGCTGAAGGTGCATTCATTCAAGCATACACGTTGCACGTTGCAGGTTGCACCTTACAGGTTGCACCTTGCAGGTTGCATTCATTCACCATACACCTTGGGCCATTCACCTTGGACCATACACGTTAGACGTTGCAGGTTGCACGTTGTAGGTTGGACCCTACAGGCTGCACGTTGCACGTTGCACGTTGGAGGTGCTACAATGGTAGGTTACAGGTTAAATGTTATAGGTTATACCTTACAGGTTGTAGGTTACAGGTTACATAATACATAGCAATCGTTAAATGTTAAATAGCAATCCTTAAAGATAAAGAATAAACAAGGAATGCTAAATGTTAAATAGCAATCCCTGGCGGTAAATGTTAAATAACAATCCTTGAATGTAACTAATACACAAGGATTGCTAAATGTTAAATAACAATCCTTACATGTAACTAATACATTGCAAATGTTAAATGTTATAATCACTATCCCGCGCAAGTTGTACCTTACAGGTTGAATGTTAGCAAGTTACAGTTAAGTTAATTGTAAGGTGTAATTCTTTATAGTTTGGCAATTCTGAGAGATTCCAGCCGCATCGGGTAACAGGCGACACGTTGGCGAACATGCAGAATACGCACTGAATCGGACCCTAAAGGTCGTTCGATCGGTTGACGTATCAGGTCGATCTGATAGAATACGAACAAGCAGCGGAACCCGGAAGGGCGAAGCTGCGCCCACTTACAAATCCAAGCCATGGCCAGCAACATCCGCAACAGCAAAGCCGCCGCCAGCCCCCAGCCCGAAGGGGAAGACGCCGCACAGATCCAACCCCTCGCCGTGTTCGACCTCGCCGCGTTCATGGCAACAGCGGAAGGCACCGTTGAAAGCATCAAAGCCACCAAGGCCACCAAGACCGCCAACCCGGGCAGCGCCGAGCGCCAGCGGTGCACATGGAACCCTGACGCCGTGGCCGCCGCCAGCGCTGCCGGAATCCGCCTCCCTGGCCTGTTCCCTAAGCCGGGCAGCAAGTCTGCCAGGGGTGCCAGCGGGAATGGATGGTATCGGGAGCCTGGCGGAGCTGGCCAAAAAGGAGCACCGACCCGGATTGATTTGGCCCGCCAAATCCTCTGGCAGCTGATCGGCCAGCACCTAGCGGCTGGCCAGGTCCTGCCCACTGCCGCCGTGATTGCCAGCGCCGCCATCATCCGCCGCGAATTCGCGAAGAGCGCCGCAACCGCTCCAGAGTGGGCGAACTACCTCATCCAACCAACGGAACCCCGCAAGGACGGATCGACTGTTGGCGTCCAGACCTGTATCCTCTCCCAGCTGGCCAACATGGCCAACGCCCCCATCCTGCTGACACCTGAAACCGTTCAAAAAGTCTGACCCACAACGCCAACCGGGGCCCCGACTCTATGGGGCCCCACCCTCCCACCTAACGACAACCGCCTGGAAACCCACCATGAAGACCCTTGTCCGCCTCACTCGTTACGCCCTGCACCCAGCCTATGCAATAGGCCAGCGCTTGCACTTAGCAGGAGCCAGCCCCGAAGGCGCAGCCATTCTCACGATCGCGGCCGCCGTTGCCATTCTCGCCATTAACACCAGCGCCCAGGACCGCGCGTTCGTCGAAGCTTGCCAGTCAGCCGGTGGATCCGTTGAACTGTGCACCCTAAAGGTGAGCGGAAGGTAACCCATACACCCGGCCCATACATTCAACCTACACGATCGCCCCGGTGGGTTGAATGTATGGGTCCCGACCCTACACGTTACAGGTTAGATGGGGTGGCCTCGCTGTAGGGTGGAGCCGGTGTTCCACCTCCCCCCCCATCTTTTTTCCCTATTCCACCACCACTTTACTACAACTATACTAACTTACACCTACTCTCCCCCATCTTTTTTCCCCATTCCACCCCCCTAACACCTACCTTAACTTACGCCTGCCTCACCCTACACATACCCACCCCCTACCCTTACGCTTACTTTATTTTATACTTACCAATGCCGATTTCAAAATTCTTTTTTTTTACGTTAATTCAGGCCCCTTTTATTTAGCCACTGCTGAACGCATCCCACGCGCTCGTCCGTAAAGGTCTCTTGACGGCTAAACCAGTCAAGCCAGTCTTCACTACCCTTGCTGCGATTACATTTCTGACAAGCAGGTACTAGATTGCCAGCAGTAGTGCTACCGCCTTTGTGACGTGATTTGACGTGATCCAGCGTGTCTGCTGGTACTCCACAATAAGCGCAGATGCAGTTCCATGCTTCAAAGATCTGTTGTCTGAAGGTGTGCTTTGCATTGCGCTTGCTGACAAGTCTTGAGCCATCAATCAGATGATCCACGCAATTCAGGAATAGGCAGGACTTGAACGGATAAACCCAGAATATGATCGTTTGATGGCGCTAATTCGCTGAGACGTGATGCAAAGTCATCGCCAACTTCCTCTGGATCATCGTTTCTGCTTTCGACGACGATTGTGTACTCAATTTCCAGTACATACTGTTTCATGTTGTTGGCGTGCAACTGATTTCAACGCCTCCGCGATGGCGGGGTCTAAGCGTAAGCCACACGCCGCCAAGGGATTTGGGCATCACGATGCGTTCAATTGCCCAGCCACCTGTACCCTTAAATTCTTCTTTGTAAGTGCCACATTGAACATGCAGTCGTTGCTCGATCCATGAGCGACCACCCGAATCGACGCGATAGCAAGGATGCGAAACAATACTTCTTTCATGGTTATGCCCTGAGCACACAATATCGGCATCAGGCGCTATTGAGAAATACCTGCCACCACCCATTACGCCTTTTGTAACAATTCCACCCCACGCACCGTGATGGAAGAACAACATGCAACGTCTGGTTTTGCTGTTGTCCCTGGAGAAGCTAAAGCGTACCCAGCCTTGGTAGCCCATGTGCTCAATGCACCCACCAGTGCTGCGCATCAATCTGGTGACATTTTCCAGTGGATCAATTTCTTGATTATTGATGACAGCAGTTTCATGGTTACCATCGCCAGCCATTAAAATGATGTCCTGCCATGGCTTAAAGAATTCGGCTGTCTCGCCAAAGACAAGATCAAAGTAGTTGCCGCCAAGGTGCTCAATGCGAACGTCGCCCTTGCCGCCGCGACGATCTTTTTTGCCTTGCATTAAGCACATAACATCGCCAAACATCAGCACATGGCCTTTGCGTGCCCGGCACTCATCCAGGTGCTTAGTCAGTAACTTACGTTCGCACTTGGGATTGTCGATATGAATATCGCTGAGCAACAAGAATGTGGCTGTATCCTGAAAGGAGCCGTAGGGTATTCGTAATTCCAGCAGCTCCGGCGTTCGTCGTATCGAAGTCAGAGTCACGAGATGGCCGGCAGTTATCCGCAGTCTAGGGAGCCGGGCGCCGCCGCCTGACTTCTTGGTTGCCAACTCTGATCTGCAATTAACCCTTCCTGCTGGCAATTGACTTGACATGCTGCCAGCATGGTGGGATAATTAAGGAGTCCACTAACACACCCGCTAGTTGAAGCAATGCAAAGCATGGAGCTAACTGGGCCAGGCATTGTGACCGCAGTTGGGGCATGGAGTGTAGTCATCGCCTTTGACACATTCCTGCTCCTGTTGGTCACTCATTTCGCTGGCTTTGTTTGGAAAAACTTTGAGCGTAAAGACTAATGGGACTTAAATCATTAAATGAGCACAATAAAAATAGTCTTGACGCATTTTGGTCTAAAAATAAGCCATGCCCCAATGGCATTGCTTGTCCCGAATGTGGAGAGGAGCTTATTGATTCCAACCCATTTATGTGTCTGACAAGTTGGCCGCCTCAATACGCTATTCACTGCCCAAATTGCGACTACCTCGGATCACGGTATTGAATTCCTGCGGAACTCCTAATGACTGACTACAAAGCAACGTCCGATCAGTGGAATCAAGTTCAGAAATGCGCCGATGTAGTTGGCAGCTCTGATTGCTCTGCAATTCTTGAACTTCGCGCCCGCGTCGAGGTGTTGGAGGCCAACTCCAAGTCAACTCCTAATCCAAGCCAAATTAGGAGTTCGCTGGTGGAGCGTGTTGAGGGTGCTCTGATGGAGAGCGTCAAGGAGCAGGGCTCTATCTCTATAATTTTAGCCATGGCCCGCGCCGCGATCCGCGAGGTGGCGGCGTGGTTGATTGACCGGAGGCGCGACGACGATTGGTTCGCACCTTTTGAGGAACTTGCTGATCTGTTGCTGGAGGAGGCCGAGCGATGACTAAGCCCATCACCCCACCGCCGGAGTTGGTCGCACGGTTTTGGCGAGAAGCAAGCGCGGGCCGCGAAGATGCACCAATCGGTGAAATCTTTAATCACGGCGTATATCTTGCTTATCAGGCTGGCGCCGATCAGGAGCTGGAAGCGTGCCTAAGGCTGGTTGAGATTGACGCAGGTGAGGATGCTTATGACTTTGCTCGCTACATCCGCGCCGCCCGCCGCCCCGAGCCCAAGCCGCCGAGCTTGAAGGAGCAGGCGTTACAAGCACTTGCTGAAGCCGTCAAAATGGCCGATGACGTCCCGCCAGAGGGGATTTGCTCAGACCAAGCAGACACCATTCGCCGCGCCCTCGAACAACTCCCCAACTAATTACTATGAAAAGCCTTGACGACTACACAGCACTTGGCGCCATTGTCCTAGTGCTTTTACTGATGGTTGCA